GTAACAGTGTCAATTACATTGTTTGATTCTGCAAGTTGTATAGCAGTAATTTTTGCACTATTTGCAGGAGCAGAATTAAATGTTAATGTTTCACCAGAAACTGTATAATCATTTGATGCACCATATACTTGAAAAGTTCCATTCACAAAAACAATCATATTTACAGCACCAGCTACAGAAGGTGTTCTTGTTAATGTAAATGCAGTAGTAGAACCGTTTCCTATAAAATCTGCTGGATGTGATTTAGTAGAATCAGCAGCATCAATATGTGGAGAAGAAAGTGCTGTAGTTGATGTGAGCAGTTGTCTACCCATGTATGTAATAAAAATTCTACTTTCGTTGTCAGGGGCTTCAGAAAAGTTTATTTTACTTGTGGAACTTCCAAACGTGATTGAGTATGAATATTCAGGCTCTTGAATAACACCATCAATAGAAACAAGCAATTGTGTAGAAGTGCTTACAGTATAATCTAAATCGTATAATGTTGTTGACCCATCACCAGCTAAAACTTGTCTTTGAAATATTCCATATGCCGGTGATGCACCAAGATAATTGCTGCTATCCATTTATTGATTCCATTGTTGTTATTTGTATAATATTTATACTGTTGGTTCAGTAGGCCAATCATTAATTGGTGCATTTCCAGTGGGATTTCCATCACTGTCTACGGGGGCATCATATAGTGCCATGAAGGCATCCAAATCTGCCGCAGCTGTGATAGATTGTTCAATGGTATTAGATGCACTTCTTACAGCTGTACGATATGTTGCAACAGACTCTGGCATTGCCTCACTTGTTTCTGCTTCCTTGATTGCATACCAATCATACTTTGCAAGCATGTTATGAGCTGATTGTTTTGTGTTTTCAATTGCATTATACTTTAGTCCATGCTGAACCATTTGATTTCCGTCTATATCCATAACAGGATTTCCATCTTTATCAACTACATTTACATCTGCTAATGGTTTTGGATTATCTGCTGAATAGTAAAATCTAGAATCATAAGCTGCAGGAGGAGCTGGTGGTTCTTCCCATACAAGACCTACTCCTGCTTTGTCTTCATCAGACATTCTATTCCATGACCAAGGCCATTGAGTGCCTTCATCATCAACCCAAGAACGTCCTACTTGAATTACTCTGTCTTTATATTTCCACATAGTTTTATTTTCCTTTTACTATATTATATTATCTAGCGACTGCATATTTTTGGGGAATTTCTGCAAATGCTGCGAATACATAAGTTTTCTCATCAGTATTGCAACCACCCCCAGAATTCATTATACGGAACCCATTAGATAAAAAATCGATACCTTCATTATCTGGGTCTTCTGCTAATGACGAATCTGGGAAAAGTCTATTATCTGCTGAATTAAAAGTATCTCTAGCATTATCTCTAATTTCCCAGCTATTTGTACCGTCCGTAGTTCGTTTCACCAACACCCATGCTGGCTTAAATCCGGTTGCAATGAACGGCCCTGCTGTAGCTGAACCGTTGCCAACATACGATGAAAATAAACTGTAGCCGGGAATTTCTGTCCAAATATATGCTACGAAATTTTTACCGTCTAGCTGCAACGCCCCATCATTATTAACTGTAAAATATTTATTAGTCGGTTCAGTGTCATTCCAATCGTAAATACGATCTGCTGCAGCAGCAGCTGAATCCAGTATTAATGAGTGAGTCGCACCAATAGATTTATGATAAACTCGCCAAGAATACCCACTGTCCGTAAGTTGCTTGAAAATTGCAAAATCTGGTTTTTTATTCAGCCCATGTGGTATTCTGCGGTAAGTGTTAGTCCCGTGTCCTTGGTACGTTAAAATTGAAAAGCCTGACTGTTGATTAATCGACATCGCTGAAGGAGTATACATATGATTTGCTGTATCCTCACTAGGATTACTACTGCCCCCCAATGCGTCATTTCGTATCGCTTCACAACTAGTATGGTCTTGTGTGCCACTACTATTTATTCGTTTAGCAGACCCAGTAGCTGATGTTGCTCCACTTGGCGAACCACCGGCACGGAAGCACCAAGCTACATAATTAGTAGTATTAGGATTATTAATATTATTATCTGTGCCAATTGTGAACCCAGTTGAATTAACTGTTTTAACAGCAGTAGATTCTGTATTTTCAGCGCCAGTTGTGTTAGATCTTAAAACTTTAGTGATTCCTCTTACCGAATCATGTAATTGATTATCCGTAGAGGCAACATTTCTACGTTTATTCCAAATTAAATCCGGCTGAAACCCAATAGTTATCTGTCTGTTATCAGTGCTGTTACCCGTCCAAGACACACACTTGAAGAAATCTTCTGGATTATCATCAGCAACATTAGGAGTGAAGTCAGGAAGATTGGCTGTGCATAGTGCTTTAGCACCACTAGGAGGAGTATAATAAAAATCACCGATACCGCTAGCGTCAGGAGCATAAGCTGACCCGCTTGTTTTATTTCCTCCAAAGGTTGAGTCTTGGCCAAAATTTACAACCCAAGTGTCACTTTGTGTGTATACTTCTACACAAAAATTGAGATTTTTATAATCACCAGATATACTAGCTACAGATGAACCACTATTTAATAAAGTGCCATTTTTTCCAAACCAAACTTCTCCTGTTGAAGCTTTAAATAGAATTTGCCATATTCCAGATGTATCTGGCGCACTGAAACTAGTTGTAATGCTAAACACATTTGTGTTATTACTGACAATATTGGTGCCTGATGCTCCAAACCCAATCCCATTACTATTTACATGAGGTTTTGATTGGGCACCTGTGTTTGTTGGTTGATAATTATCTGTGGCAACTGCTAATTGAAAATAACCTGTGGAATTGAAAGAATTCAGCATAGCAAACTCTGCATAGTAAAGGTTACTGTCAGATATATCAGCATGTATAGATGACAAAATACCACCATAATAAAAACCACCAGTATGACCAGTAATTTTTAAATTACCTTGAGTTGGATTATTATGTGAAGAATTCAAATTTAAACTATTAAGAGTAGCAAAATTATTTGTTGGTGAATCTTTTTTAATATGGTCAGCTATTGCCATTTTGTTTTTTACCTAAAGAAAAATTAATTATTATTGTTATTTTAAAATCCGCTTGCAGTCCAATGATTTCCTTGCCCAGAAGAATCATTTGCTGGATTTGATGAATCACTGAAGGTCAATCTAAATCCGTTAGTGCCATATTGATTAGATGAACCTGACGGTTTATATTCTTTGGGAACCCACACACCATTTTTTGTTTCGCCAAAATCACTATAAGTTGCTACAGTAGATCCTGTTTTGTAACCGTCTATAAAATTTACTTCAGCTAAATATCCTTTTAAAGTGACAACAGATGTTGTTCTGCCTCCAATTCTCATTTCATAGCTAGAGTGATTATATTTGCTAGTGGTAAATGACTGAGAATTAGCTGAAAAACTAATGACAGACCCATTTACATAAATTTTTATCTTATCTGTACTGAGTGATGAATCCACAACTACAACTATATGATAAAAAGCAGAAGTGTCTCTAAATAACATTGATGATTCTACATTAAAATTATTTCCACCATTATCAAAAAACTGAAGTTCTCCAGCAGAAAATCTCATATCTGACTGCCAACTGCCTGGACTTGCTCCAAGCAATAAGCCATCACTAAAATCTGACAGTTTAACCCAAACTGAATATGTCCATAATCCAGAATTAGTATTGCTTGAAGGAGTAAAAGATAAAATACTACTCCCATCAAACATCAAGCTCTGACCAATAGGAAAATCATAGAAAGCTGAACTTCCAGTTGTTGATATTGCTGCACTTCCAGAAATAATACTCATTTTTTTTATTTACCTGTTTTTTTATATTATGCTAATTTTGCAGAAGCCACTACATATATTGCAGTTGATGATATACAAATATAACTTAACCAATATACACCAGCTGCTGCATTAATTGTTCCCAATCCTCCATCTGGAGAAGTACCATTTGCAATTTTAGTATTTGCATGAGCTGTCACTGTTCCTCCAGTTGTAGTCAATATAATATTTCCAGATTGTCCCACTGCTGAAGCTGCATTAGAAAAAGTAATAGCTTGCGTTCCTGTTGAAATTGAAGCAGTAAAATTGTTAGTAACTGCTAAATCAAAAGTTAAACTTTCTGCTGTATTTGCTGTTACTGAACCCCTGTTTGCAGCAAGAAATGTTTGGTCTTCTGCAAGCCCTGCAAGTGTTTGTGCTGTACTATTAGGGAATGTGATTGCGTTTCCCCCACTTGTAACTGATGTAATAACTGGAGCTGTTAGAGTTTTGTTTGTAAGTGTATCAGTTGAACTTGCAGTAATAAAGGTTGATAGGTCACTTGTAAAAGCAACTGTTCCTGTTGCATCTGGAAAAGTAATTGTTCTGTCAGCTGTTGCATCTGTAATTGCAAATGTAGTTTCAAAATCATTGTCTGTTGCACCTTCAAATACTAAAGGACTTGCTCCAGTAATAGCTGCACCAGTTAAATTTAAAGTTCCTGTTACTGTAGTTGCAGTTGTTAAAGTTTTACTATCAAGAGATGTTGGAGCTGAATCAGCAGAAAAAGAAAGAACCCCGTTACCATCTGTTTTTAGAACATTACCAGATGAACCATGAGCAGTTGGAAGAGTGAATGTTACACTTGATGATACAGCTCCAGATTTTAAAACAGTTCCTGCTGTATTTCCTGCATTATTCAAAGTGATTTGTCCAGTTTCAGAACCCCCATCACCTTTCAATGTTATAGCATCACCGGCGGCAAGTTCACCTAAACTAGTAACTACACCTCCAGCTTTAATTGCTTTTACTATTTCTTGATTTGTTATTGCCATTTTATTTACCTTACCTTATAGTTTATTGTTGACCCACCGGCTTCTGTGAATTTAATATTTCCGTTTTGCATAAGAATGGGAGAAAAGGTTGAATCTGCAAGATAGAATGGAAGACCAGCAAAAGAAATGCTATGTGTAGTTCCTCCTACATCTGTGAAATCTACTGTATTACTTCCACCAATTGAACCCCAATCATTTCCAGTATAACCTTCAAATTTGGATTCATCTGTATTAAATCTAAACATTCCAGCTTCTGGTGCTGAAATATTATTTGTTCTGTCAGCAGTAGAACCTGTCGGCACTCTAACAAAGTCACCTTCAAATCTTATATTGAGTGCTTGTTCTGTAGAATATGGGTATCCTATGTATGCCATTTTAACTTACACCCTCCAAGACTGATGCGATTACATCACAAGTTCCAGCACTTGCATATGCATAAAACTTATCGCCTCCGTTGAGAACTATTTTTTGACCGGAAACAACTTTAAGTGTAGAGCCTGCTGGAATTGGTGCATCTTTTATAATATGATGTGCTCTATAGATTACAATGGTTCCTGCGGCAGTACCATCTGCTGCACTTGAATTTTGTGCATAGGTAAAAGTTGTTGTAGATGGTACAGATGCTACCTTATATACACCATTTACATATGCTGCTGTTGAACCAGTAATATGTACATATTGTCCCACTTTTAATCCATGAGCAGCTCCAACTGTAACTGTTGCGACATCACTTGCTGATATAACACTAGTGATACTTCCCAAAGTTGAACTTGTATCTTGAATGAAAGAAGTCAAAGTAATAGCAGAACTTCCGGTATTTGAAGCATCTACTTCAATCAAAATAGAATTCACATCTGTGCTTCCATCGTTTGCAGTATAAATCATTTGTGGGCCCGTATGATTATCAGTGGCACTGCCGGTCACTTGATAATATTCACCAGCTCCTACAATTGTTGCAAAACTATTTTTAAAGTTATTTGCCATTATTCCTTTTCCTTTATAGTTCTATTTATATTATTTTTATCCCAAAGCAACAGACATTGCAATAGAAAATCCTTCTGTCCCAAATGGTGTACTTCCTGCAATTGAAATATTTGAACCTGCAACAATGCTTCCACCTACATACAAATCTTTCACAACACCAGCACCTCCAGCAACAGTCACAGCTCCAGTAGTTGAAGATGTTGATTGACCTGTTCCACTCACCACAAGATTATCGGTAACTGTCACATCATCACCAAATGATGCATCACCAGTAACATTTAAAGTTTGTGTTACTCCTAGAGTTGTCGAGATAGTTGCAGCACCTGTGACTGCAAGAGTAGTTCCATCATAAGTTAGACCAGCACTATCTTCTAATTCACCAGCAGTCCCTGCTAAAAGAATTCTACCAGAAGTTAAATCTGAAACTTTTGCACTTGCAAAAGTTGCTGCTGTCCCTACTGAAAGATTCGTTGTTGTAAGAGTTGAACCGGAGAAAGTTAAATCAGTATCTCCAGCAAGAAGTCCAGCTGTTCCAGCAATAGGTATTTGTCCAGAACTAATATTAGAAACTTTTGCAGTTGCAAGAGTTGCTTCTGTTCCTACCGAAATATTTGCAGCTGTTAATGTAGTTCCCGAAAATGTTAAATTTGTATTGTCTTCTAATGCACCATCAGTACCAGATATTACAAGTCTACCGGATGTTAAATCAGAAACTTTTGCACTTGCAAGAATTGCTTCTGTTCCAATATAAATGTTTCTCCAATTTTTTGTTGAAGAACCAATATCTTTTGCATTCGTAGCTTCTGGAATTAAATCACTCTCTAAAGTTGCATTAACAGTAATTCTATCACTTGCAGCATTATCTCCAATTGTAATTAATCCACCTATTGTGAGATTTCCCGTAATATCAACATTACCACCAAAAGTTGCATTACCAGTAAAATTGTGTGTACCATTTATAATGTTGTTTACATCAGTAACAAGTGCTTCTAAAGCAGTTTCGACAGTTGTGTATGTAGAAGCTCCAGAAGGAACACTACCAGTAATACCAGCACTAATATCACCAACATCAGTAGCTAACTCATTAAATTCAACACGCCATTGTTCAAATGTAAAATTAGAAGTTGCGTTTCGGATTGCCATTAATTTCTATCCATTAATTTTTGAAGAAGAATTTTTATCTCTTGCATATCAGACTTTAAATCATCAATGTCATGTATAGCATGTTTTAAAGATTCACTTTCTTGCTTACTTTTATTTACTCTTTTCATATAAGAAACATATGCTGTTTTATCAGTATTAACAATTGCTGTTGTTTCTGTATTTCTTACAAGAGAAGAATGTCCTTCTACTTTTATTAGATTAGATTGCTGATTCATAAGGCTAATGCAAGTGTTCTTAAATCTTTAATTCTTGGTGGATATGCAGGATTAGTTCCCTTCATTACAATCTTTATTTGAAAAGAAGTAAATTCTGGTATTCCAGATTCACTAAATTTATATTCTGAAAAATCAGTTCTAAAGTCTGCATTATATGGCGACTGTGAACGATTTGAATTTGGTGGAGGAACAATATCTGCATTCAATTTTACATAAGGTATTTCTCCCATTCTTAAAGAATCCTCTGGAGATTTTACTTTTCTAAATACTTCAATTTCAGATTCTGGAGGAACTGAAGCTGAAAGTCTTACATCAAGAGCTGTAGAAGGATTGTTTAAAACAATTTCTTTTGTTAAATATTTTGCAAGAGCACTTCCACCTTGTGCATTTGTTTCTGGTACAAATTGGTCATCTAAAAATGCAGTAATAGATTTACTATTAGTTAATGTTATTGAAGATGTAAATGTTATACTACTTTCACTTGAAGAAGTTGAAATAGTAAATGCAGTTGTAATATTACCATCAAAGGTAACTGTTAAAAGTTCTTCTTCACTAGCAGTCAATATTCTATCTAAAGTATATGTTGTTGCCGGTGTACCAGAAGAAGCAGTTGTTGTATCTAATACTTTATTTGCAGTAAGATTGTTTATTCTATTGTTTACAGCAAGAACAGCCACTTGATTTAAATCTAAAACTGGACTAGTATTCTCATCAAATGTTGTCATAGAAATTCTATAAACAAATGATTTAGTATTATTTAGGTATGTAGTCTCATTAATTGCAGATAAAATAGACCTATTAGAAGTATAATAATAACTTTCATTTGGAATCAATGTTCTAAATGATGTATCAAAAGTATATGGTGTTTCAGAGCCTTGGGGAGAACGTGCTGATGTAGTTTTTACACTATGATTTAATTTTCCAGTATCATAAGTCATTTGACCAATGACAGGCCTAATTAATTGGAAATTATTTTCTCTTGTTGCTGTTATATTAGAACCACCCACTCTTCCAGATGCAGTTGCAGCTGCACTGTTTTTTGCAGAAATAGTATAAGAATCTGCTGTTACATTACTAATATCAAAAGTTCCTTCTAAATTTGTAGAAGCAATACCATTGTATGTATTTGAAGCAACATTTGCAATTGTAACTTTACTTGGAGATGCAAAATTCATTCCATGATTTTTATGATGCACTCTTACAATATTTGGATTAAATCCAAACTTTGTTCCAGTACCTGCTGAACTACTTGTTTCAAATGGATTGTTATCTAAAGTATCAACAGGAATTACTGTATTTTGAAGGTCAATATTTCCAGTTGTGGCTGTTGTAAATTTTGCTTTATATATGGTAAATTTCAAATCTTCATATTGGTCTTCTGTCCATACAGAAGCATTCTGTGACCTAAACAACGAACCTAGTAATGGTTGCTGAGTAATTCTTTGTGTTGTTCCTAATTGATTTTGACCCAATCTTGAAACCCAAGCTTCATAATCTGTATTATCTGGTTTTAACACAATTGAATATTCTTTATTCGGCATCAAATAAATTGGACTAGGAAATGTTACAGTTGTAACTGCTGATGCATCTTCAGAAACATTTACTTGAGAAGATTCCAATGTTACAGAACTAAAAGGAACTTTAGCCTTTGTAGGTCTACCACCATTTGTTGGCGTCATATAAATTTCAATTGGAAGTGTATCATGTTTCTTTTTAAAATACAAATCAATTTTAGTAACAAAGGAACCAGATGCATCACCAGGCTGACCATTTAAGAATGTTTGTGCAAGTGGATCTCTGTTTCTAACTGGCGGTGGAGGAGGTGGCCAAAGAAATCTATTTATACCAGCAAGATTACCAGCATTATTCTGTATATTATCTCTATTTTGATTTATATTAGTAGAATTATCTCTTACTCTTTGAGATAAATTATCTATCAACCCTTGTTGTGTTTCATTAGTTTCTTCTAAGTTGGTTATAGATTCTATAATACCATCTGCTGATGCATTCACACTAATATTATCAATAGTAGTTCTAGTATCAGTTTCTGTGACTGAAGTTTTATTTATTTGTGGAACTCTTGTGGATTGCACAGTTTCTTGTGTAGTAACTCTCAATCCTCTTGCAGTATAAGTTGCATCAGCAAAAGTTTCTACTTCATCATCAGTTAAAGATGTTCCAGTAGAATTTGCTGATGAACTAGTTAATCTAAATACTCTGTCACCTGTTCTAAACTTAGGATTACCAGAAGCATTTGGGTCTGGAATAGTAAATGTTCCTGTGAGCTTTCCAGATGCATCTGTTGTTCCAACTCCTACTGTAGTATTATCAGTTGTTACTCCAGAAACAGTACAGAATGATGAAACTGGTTCTTCATCAAAGAATGCAAACAATCTTGTATTAGGTTTCATTCTTGTTGCAGTAAAAGTAAGTGTTCTAGTACGCATGAATGAAGCTAAACTAATATCAACAACTCTTTCACCAAAACTTTGTTGTTGAGTTGTAAACCCTCCAAGAGTTCTACCAGTTCCAGCTCTTGTTCTAGTTTCAGTGCTTCTTTGAATAGTGGTTTCTACTTCTACATCGCCTGGAGATATTTGTGTATCATTTGTTGTTCCGAAATCTGTTGTCTCCCAGCCATTCCAAACTGTGCCTAGATTGCCCTGACTATCACCTAACTGTGTCACAGTATCAAATAAAGCATCATTAGTAACATTTAAAGTTTCTCTTTGTGTTTGATCTCTCCAATCATCCAAATCTGGGTCAAGTTCAATTGCACCCACATATTGAAAAACTAAAAACGGATTACAGTTAACAGCTTTAGATGCAAATAAATTTTGTGCTAAATTTGCATGAGTATATGGAAGAGTAATTAGTTTACCTGTTTTTTGATAACCATTAGATGTTCTAGTAGAATCTGTAGTATTAATTTCTTCTAGCTCAACAAATTTTTCAGCAAAAGGCGGTCTAAGTTCTCCCTCCGTCATATCTATTGAGCATTGATGGTCAAATGCAGTTGTCTCTGCTATATTATGCCCCTCAAATGTATCAACTAATATTCCGTTTTTAAATCTACTATTACCCGATGAATCTAAAACTTCTGAATTTAAAGCATTTTGCTCTAGAAAAGAAAGTTGAGTATAATATTCTACATTCCTCAATCTCTGCTCTAATCTACCAATATCTCGCATGGTATATCTGCGATTATTAATTGGTGTAATCTTTACATTATTAGTAGTGAATGTATAAGGTGGTATATAAAGATAATATAAGTTCATTACATTATCTAAAGGTTTAGGTCTTTGTGGGTCAAGAGATGGAACACCTTTTGAAGCTTTAAACTGGCCATGAATATTAATACCAATAGAATCAATTCTTGCAAGATAAAATTCAAAATCACATATAAAATCACTTCCAGGCTTTGGAGTATTCACAGGGGAACCATTAGTACCATCAAAATCTTTTGCCCCTGTTGCATCACCATCAAATCCGATAACATGAGAATCATCACTTACTCTTGGTCTAAAATCAATACAATCTCTGAGATTTAATGTTCCTTTTGTTGAACTACTAAATGTTGGTATTGTTGTGTAATCAATAGAATAACTATCAACTGAAAAATAATCTCCAGCACCATGAGTAAAATGGTCAAAATTAATTAGTAAAAGTCCAGTAGGAACTTCTGCTCCGGGCTTTAAATTTATTCTTGCTATATCATAATAACTTTCACGTTGACCGTCATCAAAGTCAAATCTGCTAGTAATATCAGTATCAGCAGTTGTTGCAGAAGTTGCAAAATCAGCAGACATATGAACTGAATTTAATTTAAATCCATCTGCTTTTCCTAAACTTATGGAAGAACTTTGAACAAGAATTTTATTATTTGCAGTATTCGAAGCCCCTGCTGTTCCTATAGATGTTGTTGCTCCTGACTGAAGATTTTTAGATTTTTCTTGAGTAACAGACCTTGTAATTGTTGCTGTAAATTTAACTTTTGCACCATTAAAATTTGCAGAAGTGGTTGGCATAGTAATTGTTATAGTATTTCCAGATGGATTACCACCAATAGAAACTGAACCTAATGTAGATGTAGCAGCACCTGTTGTTAAGTTTATTATATCACCTACTGTTCCAGATGATGCACCAGCAGTCATAATAGAAAGAGTGTAATCAATAGGTGAATAAGCTACAAAAGTTTCGTTTGAACTAGCAGAAAAAGAAACTTGTCCGTTACTACCAATTGTGCCAACAAATGTTCTTCTAACTTTATGTAATGTATCGGCAACACCACTATTAACAGTTGTTTTTAATGTTTTTATTACTCTTTGTGGAAGTTTATATATTGGACATGTTGTGTCTAAACTATCTAAAGTTGCATTTGAGTTTGTTAATACCGTATCTGCTGTAAAAGTAGGAGAACCAGCCATTGCAACTTGTTTAACATCTTTAAATGTGAATGGATTTGATACAGCAGTAATGGATGCTTTTGCACCCCTTGTTAATACTGGAGTTATAACATTACTAATAGTTTCTCTTCCAGTAGAATCAAATACAAAAGTATTTTCATCAGCTGTTGATGTTACAAAATTCCCTTTTACATTTGAAAGAATATATACTCCGGCTCCACCAGTAGATGCATTTGAAACACCTTCAATTACACCAGAAGCACCAGTTGAAGGCTGTGTTAATATTTTTCCTTTGACAGAGTTAATATTAAAAGTTATTGTAGAATCATTTTCATCTTGTCCAGCTGTAACTTGAGCAACTGTGAGATGTGTAAAAAACTTAATATCAAATAAACCTAGTTTATATACCGATGTTGCATTTGATGCTGATGCCCCAACAGTTCCAGAAACAAATTCAAAGTATCTAGGTCTAGCTGTTCCAATTGTATTTAATCCTGTTCCAGTACCAGCATTTGCTGTTCCTCTTGTTGATGTTGCTGCCTTAAATAAAGTTAATTCTTTATATGTTTCTGTCTCTCCAGTGTTTACAGATAAATCTGGAGAACCATAAATCTTTGTAACATTTGTAGAGTTGCCTAAAGATAAACGTGTAACTGAGTTTTGAATAGTTTCAAAATCTCTACCTTTTGAAACAGTAACAAATCTTTGAGAAGTTGTTTCGTTTTCATACCCTTCAACATATGCTTTGCCTGGGCTCATTCCAACTGCAAGAAGTCCATCTGATTCTGCTTGCGTGTAAATTCTTTCAAATTTTGAATCAGAATCTGCACTATAAATACCACGATTATTTCCATTTTTTCTGTGTTCACGAATATCAATTTCAAAGTTTTTAATTACATAATTTCCACTTTCATCAAATGTTCTTCTAGCTAATGTTTCTTCTAAAAGATTGTAATCTGGTCTATCAACTATAATTTCTTTTTCACCAGTATTAACTTGTAACAATTCTACAAAATCTGTATCATCCGTATCACTAATTGATTTCTTAGCTAGTGCTAAAGAAATAGAATATCTATCTGCCCCAGGCGCATTTAAATTTGAAGTTCCTGTTGCGTTATCGTTTAAAGATGGGTCTGTAAAAGAATTTACAAAAGACTGAGTAATTAAAAATCCAATTTTATATGATGGAACATTGAAATATTTGTCTAGTATTAAAGTTTCAGAAGTATTCTTAACAAAAAATCCATTTATAAAAAATACACCTTCTTCAATTGTAACAGCAGAACCTTGACCAGCAACTGGAAGAATTGCATTTAAATTTGTTGCTTCAACTTGTAATCCACCAGTAAGTGTTGTTCCACCTGACAGAACACAAGTAATAGTTTCATTTGCTGCAAACCTTGCAACATTATTTGTGGTATCTGAACCTTCATATTGAACAAAAATTGTTGGAGGGTCTGTAGTAGTAGCATCAGCAGTATTCTTAATTACAGCAGTAACACCATTTGCACCAGTTAATTTTGCATCAATTAAATCTGAAAGAGCAGTAATATTTTCAGAAGGAAAATCTAATTTTCCAGTAGATGTTCCTTTCTTTTGTAAACGTACATATTCATATGTTGTATTAACAGTGATAGTGCCTGGTATTACCATTGAACCATCTTTAAAGATGTGTTCACCAAAACTACCTAATTGATTTTGAAGTATGCTTTGAAGCTGTGTTAATTCTCTTGCTTGAATTGCATATGCAGGCCTAAAAAGAATTTTATAAAACTTTTTTAAAGCATCATAATCATCATTATAAGGTTGTACATTAAAATTAGACGTTGTGGGCATTATAACATTCCAGTTGTTTAATTATTCTTTTTATATTTATCGTTAAAATTCTATTGTTATCTTAACATCTTCTGTTTGGTCTGCAGCTCTTGAAATAGGTCTTCTATTTTCTATGTATAAAATATTTCCAGAGTCTGGTTGTAATTCTGGATTTGCATATCCAGTGGCACTAAATGTAATGGTATTGCCACCAGCTAACGTAACTGTATTTGCATCGCCTGGAACATCTGATGGTGTTCCTTGTGCATTTGAACTAGCACCAGTTATTTGATTTGCACACTAAATGCAACATATTTATTTACTGTTCCAGATGAATTGCTTGTTCCGTATGTTGGATGTTTTTCTTGAACATAATATAATACATTATTTACGGAATCCCATTCTACTACTCTACCTACAGCCCCAGTTGTTGCTTGTGTAATTTGTTCGTCTGGTATAAAATTAGTTGATGAAGGAGAGCCAATATACAAAGCATATGTTTGTCTCCTTGTTGTTTCAGTTGCCACTGTAGTTGTTCCATAATTAAATGGGTCAACCATAATACCCAATTGTCTAAAATCGTTTGCCACAGTAATATCATCACCTTCTGATTGAAGAAGTTTTGCGTTTACCATTACAAAATGTGCTCCTAATTCATCTATTGCATCTTTACCATGACCATCTCTTGGTGGAATAATTGGCTCAACTTTACCGTCAGTTCCTGACCCAATAGTGGTTGTAGAACTTAAAGCAGAGTCTGTATATACATTAGCTAAATCTACAAATCCATAGGTATATCCAGTTCCAGCAGCATGAATATCAGTGTTAGTTGAAGAGCCCGAACTAAAAGCTTGTATGGAACTTCCACTTACAACAATTTTTGCAATCCCATTAGAACCATCACCATTAATAGGAGAATAATAAGTTCCATCTGAATAACCATTTCCACCTGTTACTCTTAATACTTCTATGTTTCCTGCAACAGCAGCATTTGAAACAGTAGTGTCTGTTGTCACAGGAATAAATGTTGTAGTTAAAAATTTATCTATCTGATTAACAGAAAGAGTAAACATATATTTTAAATAATATCCACCTTGAACAAAAGGAGTATTAGATGTAGAAGACGGTTCAGCACCACTATATGCAGTTCCACCATTATTATCTAAAACTTTATACACTTTGTATTCAGATGTAATAAAGAAATAAGTAGAAGACCAAAGAGCTGTTTCACCGCTTGTAGAAGGATTTCCAGCAGTATCTAATCCAGAAGGAGGGCGTACATCATGTTGATACATGTCATAGGTTGTATTGTTTGTCCAGTTTCTTCTTGGTGCAACAAAAGTAACATCTGATTCTGTAATTCTTTTTGCTGCTAACATTGAATCCCAATTGTAACTTTCTCTTGTTACATCATCTTGAGGAACAGGAGGAACACTATCACTTACTGAATTGACAACACCATAATTGTCACCATCAATGTATGAATTATTTTTTCCAATAAAAAGATAATAATTAGAATCTAATGCTTCACTACCACTTGCACCAGTTTCATTAAAAGATTCTTTAAATTGTTTTGCATTGTGCATTCTAAATTTTTCTGTGACTATAGCTGACATTTTTTATGTTACCTTTTTAAATAATATTAATTGTTCCAACCATTGCAACTGTTACTGTTGATTGATATACTAAAGTTGTGTCAGACGGAACCATTGGAACTATAAACTTTATTATTCCTGTTGATGGAGAACTTATTCCTTCTGTTACAGCAGCACCATCACTTGATACTCTTATTTGCATCGGCTCTGTTGAATTAAAAGATGAATTATCAAATATATATGTAAACCCACGATATAAATTAAATACTGGATTATTATCTGTTGCAGTTATTCCTGGCCCAGTAAATCTATATCCGTTTGTAGAACTAGCAGTGTTTGTAGTATACAACAAAGTTGGTGAAGGAGAAGAGTAATTAGTAACAGGCCCATCACTTATATCTGTTAAAACTTTATGCCATGCACCTCCATGTGCATAATACAATGCTCCTGTCCCATGCACATGAGCAACCATTCCATGATATGTTGATGCACTAGGCAACTCTCCTTCAACTGAATACACATTAGAATACTTAATTTTATTTGAACCAAAGTCTACATCAACTGTTGGTGTAATAGTAATATCACCAGAAGTATTTGTAATTGCATTACCATTTACATCAAGATTTCCACCAAGCTGAGGAGTAGTATCTTCTACCACATTTGCAATTCTAGCAATTGTTGCAGGAACAAATTTAGATGTTCCATCCCATGCTAGAACTTGATTAGATGTAGGAGCAGATGTTGTAATATCTACATCAGACATATTATCAATAGAAATTGTAATAGTGTTTCCAGATGCTGCAATTGTTTTATTTGTAAGTGTTTCATTTCCAGCTAATGTTGCAAAACTTCCATCACTTAATGCAGAATTGAACTGTGCAGTTGTTCCAATAAGAGAAGTATTACTATCTGCTAAATCAAATGTAATTGTATTACTGTCTGTATTAATTACTTTATTTGTGAGAGTAACTGCCCCTACGTCTGTTACAAAATTTCCATCACTCATCGCACTATTAAATTGTGCAATAGTTCCGGTTACAGATGCTTCGGACAAATTAACCGTAAGTGTATTATTGCTTGAATTGATAGTTTTATTAGTAACAGTTTGAGTTGCATCTTTTAATACAACAACATCAGAAGTTAAATTAGTACCATTACCAAGTAATGTATAAAGTTCTGAAAAGTTACTATTTACTTTTGCAGCACCAGCTCTTAGGTCATCACCAGTGCCGTCATTTGCTGTACTGCCTCTACCAATAGACTGATAAGCCATATCTGTCTGCTCCTAAAATTCTTTTATACTATTTATACACTATCATCAAACGTAAATGTAGTATTTCTATCGAAAGTAATTCCTAGTTCACTAAACCTTGCAATTGTTGCAGCATCCAAAGTTCTTGACCGTTTTCTTAATATTATCTCGCCTGGAGGCGGAACATTTATTTGTGTTGCATATGCTGAATCTGGAATATCAAATATGTCAGACTTTAAAAAACTATTTGATGGAGAAAATATTATTTGTTTGATAGAATAATATCCAGAACCTGTTCCACCTAATTCAGTTCCTAATATATATTTTGTGCTAGAATTAGGCTGATAATATCCTTGTTGAAAAAAGGAATCATCTGTTGTAGTCAATATCGTTTCACCATTCCATTGAATTATATTTGAATATTCCCCACCCGATATTTGAAATCTAAACCAACTGTGTTGTGCAACTGGAAAAGTTGTTGTACTAAAAATAAACCCCGAATCTGTATTAATATTATCCTCTAAAATTATTTTTCCAGTATCACCATATAAATTTATATCATACAAATCACCTTCTTCTAATTTCATATAACCAACATCACATACATCAGTAATTTTTATATCTCTAAATTGTCCTATAGTATAATATTCTCCATCAACTATACTTTTATTTAGTTCTGTTATTGATTTTGTTCTATTTAATCCATACCAATTTGATGCAACATCAGAAGAATCTAACCTTGGAACAGCAAATGCATAAATAGGTAGATTAGCTAATGTTCCATATTTCCTCTTTAATGCAGAGCGTGCTGTCTTCATTTTTACACTTACATCACTTGTAAGTGTAACAGCTCTCAAAATTGCTTCACTTATGAGTTTACCAGATTGGTCTTCAAAAACTATTCTACCACCAGATTCTAGATTAATACTTTCATTCCTAATATCACTCAATGTTCCTGCAACATTTGCAGGAGAGCCAACTACTCCTTGATGTATCGTTCCTAGTCTTCTTCCAAAAACAGAACCAAAAATAATAGCACCAAAGTCTGCGCCTGGAAATCCTCCAAGAGATGTTGTTGTTCTTGTAATAGAACCAGATACAGAATTAGAAATAATAATTTCACCAAAGACATTCCATCCAGCTGGATGAATTGCTCTCTTTACACTATTTCTCCATACATTAATTGATTGGCCAATTTTAACCACATAAGAATAATCTTGATAATAATTACTATCTTGTATTCTGTTTGAAACTTCAGAAATTTTACTTCTATCAGTTACATATCTTCCAGAGGTTGTAGCAACTGCACCAATCGTTGCTCTTAATGATGCAGGATTAGCAAAATGAACTATTGCAGTTGCACTAGAGGAAGTTGTTATTTTATCATTTGCAGGAAAACTTGTTGCAGTTGTTGTGACTTGTAATATACTTAATGAAGAATTATAATTTGATATTGTTCCTGTTGCCCCAGAAACTGAAGTAAAGGAATCACCCACATTAATACTTCCTGTCACATTCTTAACAAACATATTTACGGGAAGAGTGACCGTAGGAACTGTATCATAATTTAAACCAAAACTTAGCATTGATACACCATTAACAGAGCCAATGCCTGGGCTTTGATTAGAAATCGCAACTAGAGAAGCACCTGTTCTTCCATCAGCAGTTTCTTGTATGCTTACCGTTGGAAGACTTGTATATCCTACACCTCTATTTGTTAAAACAACTTTTCTAATTTCATTACTTTCATTTGGAACATTTAATCCAGCTGTTCCGAAAGTTCCGTTATTAGGAAAGTTTTCAATAATAATTTCATCAGCAGTTTCTGATAATAGTTTATTGTTTTGATTTTCTTGAAGGTCTAATTGAATATTTGTATCAACAGAAAAAGTAGTATTTTCAAATTGTAAAACATCACTGGAACTAACAATACCATTTTCATTTTCATTTACAATTTTTGCATTTGGATTATCTTCTAAAATTATTGTTCCATTTGTTTCAAGAAGAACTGCGCTAGGGTCATCAACTCCTCCTGTTCCAGTTTCTGCTATTATATTAGAAATATCTGTACTAATATTGTCAGGAAAAGCAAAATCTTCTAAAAGAAAAGAGCCTCCTACAATACTTACTTTACCTCTAGCATCTACACCATTTGTATTAAGATTATTAAATATAACAGTATCATTTACTTGATAATTCTGTCCACCATTTAAAACTAAAACTTCATCAATTGAACCAGAAGATACATCAGTAACTACACCAGAACTTGCTCCATTTCCTATATTTTGAAAAACTAATTTATCATCTCTTACATAATTAAATCCTCCATTTTCTACTTGAACACCTGTGACTATACTTTTAATTGTAGAGCTAATTTCTAAATCTATAGTTGGGTCTATTCCATATAAAATTTCATCAACAGCAAAACTGCCTTGTATAGATTCTATGTCAACAGTTAATTCAGTAACTACAGTTGTACTTTCACGAAACCTTGTGACATTTGTAACATATATACTAGATTTTATTTCATCAGTTGATGTTAATGTATAAACTGTTTGGCCCACAAGATTAATAAAATCTGATGTACCATTTTCTACAACTCTGATGACTGTATCTTTTGACCACTGCCCATCTGATAATTTTATTATACGTTCTCTTGGATATATTATTTCAGCAGTTTCATCAAAAAGAGCTCTGAAAAATAATTTATGTGCATTTGCAGTTCCTTTTGCACTATATAAATCTTTTATATTTTTTACTAGCTGTCTTTTTAAAATATCTTCAGCAAGAGTATTTGGTATTGCTTCTAAAAATCTATCTCTAAACTTATCAAGTAAAGAAAAAATAGTTGTGTCTATATCAGACAAAGAAATAAATTGCTGTATTCCTTGAACTGGATTTGTAAAATATGAAGTAATAGTTGCTTCTGCATTAGAAGTTTCCCCAACTATCCTCTCACCAATTACAAACCCACTATTAGATGTGATATATAGACTTTGATTAGTATCAAAACTTTGAACTAATACTGTAGCAGTTGCATTTGAAGTTTGTCCACGAATAATCTCATTATTAATAAAATTACTTGTTGAAGTTTCTAATAATATATTTTCAAAATTTTCATCAAGAACAAAATTTATAGAATTTGTTTCTTGAGTTAAATAGTGATTTGTTCCATTAATAACTATCTTAGCAGATTCAAGATACTTATAATATGCTTCAATAAATTCTATGTAAACAGGATGGTCAACTTGTATAAAATCTGGAAGATTATATTTTACAGTAGACTTTATAGATTTTTTAAATTCTTTATTACTTTCTAACATTTACAAAATCCAGTTAATAAGAAGATGAAGAAGAACTAGAACTTGAGCTCGATGATGAAGTGGTTCCTGTTATATAATTTCTTACATCAACAATAGAGTTCGCAAAAAGGTCGCCTTGTGTAATATTTAAAGTTGAAAATAAACCTGAGAATGAACTTTGTGCTGTTGTTTGTTCAAAATTATCCACAATTCCAGATACAATAAGATTAGATAAATCAATTGTAATAACTTGTTCTCTTGTAGGAACAACATCGTTTGAATTAGGTATAGCTAAAATTCTAATAGTTCCATCAGTATTAGAAACTGATGTAATATTTACAGAAGATATAACAAGTTTTCCAGTTAAGTAATCTACTGTTCCAAACAAACTGTTCGTATATGTTTTAGTTGTTCCAACTAAATTATATAATCTAAGATTTCCTTTACCATCATCATCTATATAATGGTCTATAGTTGAGCCTGTGACTTTAAAAGGTGTGGATGTTATTACAGAAGTGTGCCCTTCGTGTGGATTAAATAACGCATTATGAAAATTAATTGTATATGACTGAGCTGTAGACAAAGTTGGAGAAATAGAAGTTGACATATTTAATCTAATAACATTAGAAAGAATAGAATCATCACAGTTATCAATCAATCTGCTAACTTCTGAAAATCTAAACATCTTATCAAACATTTCTAAATCACTTACAACATAGCTTGTAATTTTATCTTGCACCCCTTTAACTAATTGTGTAGAAGTTTTAGAAGTTAAGTTTTCATCATATCTAAAAACAACATCCATTAATACAGAAACTATTTTTGGGTCAACAATCACCGGCTGAGTTGAAATTACAGAATAATCTTTTAATGAATCAACTACAATTTGCTTTTGAGATTCAGTCAATCCCGTCCCACTAAAGGGTTTTACCCCTATATAAATTTTTCCATAGTTGGGAGGGTCATTATCTTCACCTCCCCAAACTTTTACTGATTGAGCATTAGCATAAACTTTTGGAACTAATGTTCTATAATCTTGTGCAGTAACTGCTCGATTTTGAGATGCATAATTTAAGGGAGCAAAATATTTTATAGATTCAATTGTTTCTGGAAATGCACCACCTGCTGCAGCAGCAACAGTTGAAACTGTAACATTTGTAACACCATCAACAGCTGTTGTGGTAAAATTGCTAGCACTATTTGGTTTCTCTTCATTACAAATAATATATTCTAATGTAACTATATTACCATCAGATAATTTTTTACCTATTACCCCATCACCAAAATATATTTCAAAAAAACCATCTTCTACTTCTTGTAAAAAATAAACTTCTGATATATCTGTAACTTGACTTATATCAGTTGCATGTTTATATGTTCTAATATTAGTATCAGTTGCTGATGTTTTAACGCTAACTGCTAGAGTTGTAGTATCAGCTAAGTTATCTGTTAATAAAAACTTTTGATTTATATTTTTAGTATTAACAACATATTCTGTTTTTATAGATGTTCCTTCATATATTAAAATATTATTAAATGTTAATACTCCAGCATTTATATTAGTCGAATAATCTTGATTTGTTATAAACGCAAATGATTGACCGTCAATGTTTGTTTTAAAAACCTGACCTTTTGACATTGATGCTGTTGTTTTTGTTGTATTATTCAATGTAACATTTACACTTGCAACAGCAGAGCGAGAAGACCTTGGAACGTAACCTAAAGCTTTAGACTGTGACACCACAGATGAGCGTAAAATTGCACTGTCCAAAAAAGATTCATTGACAGCCATGTTTAAATTATATGCTAAATAATGTGTGTTGTAAGCCAAGGTATCTAACAATATATTTAATCCAGAACCTTCAAAATTATAATCTGTAAAAGTATCTTGACCATTTAAAAATATTTTTAAATTGGTTTTTATGTCATCAAAATCTAATTCTGTAACTCTTAATCTAGATGAATTAACTGCCATTTTTATATTGCTCTTTGTATAATGGTTTCATATTCTATTAAATCTGTCACTGCATTTTTAATATAAAATTCTATTTTTATTCTAATCTCATTCGATTGGTCTCCAAAAAAATCTTTAGCTTCTCCAGAGAATGCTTCAACTTTTTCAAGAATAATTCTTGGTTCATAATTTTTTAATGTATCTATTATTCTATTTTCCATAACATTTAAAGAAAATGTATCATTAGGTTCAAACAAATTATCATTAATAGATGCACCTATTTCTGGATGAAAAGGCTTTTCATGCTTACCATGAAGATTTAAATTAATCAAATTCCTTACACTTCTTTTGATTGCCGATATGTCAGAAAGAGTAGAAACATCTTTTTTAATTGGATGCAAAGAAAAATTTAAATTTAAATCTTTGTAAATCTGTGCTGACCTATCTGATAAATTATTAGACTCTGCATCATATTTACTGGTAGCTACTGTCATATTTTTTTATTCCCTATTAAATATATTTATTCTAAGAAATCCATCTAACATTATTGTGCCAAGTATTATTATTAAAATGTGCATTTAATTTATCTATTTGGTCTTCATAGTAATACTCATTTCCTTCTTCATCCATTTCACCTATAATTATTCCGTTAAGACAGCTTGCCATAAACTCTGCATTCTCTATACAGAAAGCAGGAAATGTTCCACCATATCTCTTGCCTGTAACTATATCCTCAAGTATAATAATGTAATTAAATCTAGGACGTTTAGGAGGTCTTTTTATACGTTCTTTTATCATAATCATTCCTTTAGTTTAATTGAATGGTTGGAGCATCCATGTCTATTCCTGCACCACTTTGAAGCTTCCTATTTCCACTGACTGATGTAGATTGTTTACCCCCATAAGTTTCTTTTACATCACCACTTGTAGTTTCAGTTTTCTTTACATAATTTTCTTCTGTATCTCCTTCAACCGTTTCAATTCTTTTTGCTGAAACTTTTGTGTTATGTGTATGTTCTTTTTTCTTGGTTCCATATTCTTCTGTAACATTTCCTTTAATAACTTCTTTTTTATCACCATCAACTTGAATGTCCCAATTACCTTTAATATAAGTTCTACAATCAGCATCAACTGTAAGATTTACATTACCTTTAACATATACATAATCGTTACCGTGAACAATTGTATAATTATCTTTTATAACTCTTGTTACTTTATTTCCATCTGCATCTATTTCTTCAAAAGTTCCTGTTCTATGTTTTCGATATAATCTTTCAGCAAATGGTGTATCATCTATTTCAAAGATATGTCCAGACTCTGATTCATAAACATCATTATAAGGATACTCTGGATTTCTTCTATTTGATGCACTTCTTGATGATAATGTTTCTACGTTTGTTGTGTTTGTAGCAGACTTTCCTCTTTCAGTTGGGTCTATTGTTTTTAATTCATTCCAAGCTGATTCTTTATCGTTTGCAACTTTAATTTCTTTAGATGCTTTTCCATCTCTTGCTGCAATTTCATCATGTGGTTTATATTCAGTTTGGTCTATAGATTTTTCACTTCTAGCTAATCTAGAAGTGTCAGGTTCATCTATTCTATTTGGATGAGATTTACCATAAGGAGAATCCCAACCAACATTTAAGTCTCCATTTGGGTCATTAAACCCTTTTGTACTGTCTGGAGATTCAATAGGATAGCCGGGAATAATCCCTGTCACGATAGGTTCCTGCATGAATGCTGGGTCTTTCCAGAAACCCATAACCCACATTCCAGGCACCAGATTATGAAGTGCTCCGTAAGGAGCAGTAGGAGGTAGGATTACATGAGCCCAAGGTAGGTCTTCTGTAGGTATATCATCTTTGTTTTCTGTATGATAACCTAGACACCTAACTCTAACCCTTCCAATTTTATCTGGGTCATTACGATCTTCAATAACACCAATCCACCAGACAAAACCATCTCGGCCCATAAAATGAGAAAAGTTGTTCATCAAAAAAACTCCCTATTATGAACAACTATTTATCAGTTTGCGATTACATTTCCACTACCAGATGAAATTGGTGCAGCCCATCCAGCAGTTCCAACTGTACTATCTCCAAGTCTAGCAATAGATGCACCGTTTACAAAAACTGTACCACTTCCAGAAACAATTGTTGCTGAAGGATGATGCCCGTCTGTTATTACTAGAGGATCACCAATCCTTGCAACAGATGCACCATTTGCAAATACGTTACCACTTCCAGAAGTAATAGTTCCAGTAACGCCTGGCAAAGGTTGTGTTCCAGATGCTCCAGAGTGATCTGCTGGACATGTGGCTGCCGAAGTTGGATCTCCAATTCTTGCTACACTAGGCATCTAATAAATTCCATAACGAATCTTTTGCTATGTTAATTGGAGAAACATTTCCATAATTAAATATTCCCGTTCCTAATCTTTGTGACAAAATGCCTCTTCTAGTTTCATCAATTTCTATTGTTTTAATTGCATTATCTAAAGCTGTAATTGTGGAAGTTAATGTAGAAAGTAAAGTATTCAATCTATCAATACCATTCGGATTTTCTAATCCATTAAGTCCAATAATTGCTTCTGAATAACTAGCTGACCTTGTTTCACTATCAATTGATGTTGTTTTTATTTCGTCTCCATTGTCATCTAAAAGAACAACTCCATCTGCATTAGTTTCTTTTAAAGTAAATAAAGTTGTTTTATCTTTTGACACAGTATGTAATGCATCTAAGAAAGTATTTCCACTTGAAAAAACTCCAGAACTAATCTCTGGAAACATGGCTGTTGTAGTAATTAAAGTATGCAAAGTTGTTAATACTGGATCTTTGAATCCAAGTGTTTTTTGTTCTGCTGTTGGAAGAGCTTGAAAATAACTAATTGCAATTGATGCCTTTCTAACCAATGACTGCATATTCTGAATAATACCATTAATAATATTAGAAGGATTTGATGTATCTCCAAATATAGAATTATGATTGTCTGTATATTCTGTTACTTTTGTTTGAACAGTATTATTAATTGTATTTACATTTGTTGTAATATCAATGGATGATTTATGCACTGTTTGAGAACCAGCTGTTCCATCATGACTTCTCAAAGAAAGAACTTTTATTTGCCCTGGCATATTTAAGCTTGAGTTCGTACTTAAAAATGTTCCATCAGTGGGAACAGAATTTCCATTTGATGTTTCTACCATTCCAGTTGTAACCATCACTGGATTTTGTTCTCCACCCAAAACTACAGATATTTGGTCATTGTAATAATTTGCATCAGATGTATCAGTATTATCTGAGAGCTCAAAACTTCCAGTGTGAGGATGAACTACAACAATATTATCTCTAATATCATATACCGTACCAATAGTAAATGTAGGAGGAACATGCTGAGGGGGGTCACTAACAGGGTCTGGCTCAACATATGCTCTAGAAGTTCTTTGATAAATTCTAGAACCTCTTGTGATTCTAGGAAACACATCATAGTTTACAGCATCAATGTCAGCTTGGTCTAATTCTAATCTTGTAAAATTATTTATTTTGGGAAGTAATTTATCTAAACTTTTTGGATTACCAGACCTTAAAGTGTCAATTACTATTTTAAGTTCTTGCACACCTATTATAAATTCATCCCACTTTAAATCTATTCTACTTCCTATAGAACCATCTTCACTTTCATTTGGTTTTGTTTTGGTAACAACTCCATCAGTTGTAGAAGATGAAACTGAATCACCAGAAAGTTCGCTTATGTTTGCAGCTAGTGTAATTGAATCACTGAGAAGTTCATGATATAAATCTAGCTTAGCTTGTATTAATGCAGGCTGTGCATTTACTATATCAAAATTATGTGACACCTATTCATCCTTATGATTTAAAAAACTTCTACCCATAACTAAATAATCTGCACCATGTTCAATTGCATATTCTGGTGTGGAAACTCTAATTTGATCTTGAGAATTAAATACATCATGTCTTATGCCCGGACATATTTTTTTCAATCCATGAGAATCCGGCACATCTTTTTCTAGCAATATTAAATCTTTAGGTGAACATATCATTCCCCAAAAATTATATTTTTTCATTATCCAGCTGGATCTTTTATAAACATTAAAAATACTTTGCTGAAAAACAGACCGCACATCATTATGTGACCAACTAGTTAAAAAAGTAACACCAAGTAGTTTTATCTTGTCTGCATACTGAGATATTGCTTCAATTGAATCTGCACTATTACTCATGTGAACTGTTATCATTTCAGCTCCAGAATCAATAGCACTTTCAATAACAGAACACATTGTATTTGGTATGTCGAACAATTTATAATCACAGAATATTTTATTATATTCTTTACCAATATAAGGATATAATGTATGGTTCATTTTAAACCCATACACTTGATTGCAGTATCTTGCAATAATATCTCTTGCCATAGGAGCTGACATATTATCAAGTGCAACTATAATTTTAGATTCATAATCTTTCATTTTATTAATTCACTCCATATTTTTAATTTAGCTTTTTTAGCAATAACACGTTTTTCTAATTCATCCCAATTAGTAATGTTATGCTCTACCATCAATCCAATCATACACAAAACATCACCAGCTTCTTCAATTAATTTAATTCTTTGCTCTTCTTCTATTTCACTTTTTAATTCATATCTCCTTAGTATTTTGCTACATCTCTGTGTAAGTTCACCACACTCTTCAGCAGTTAATATCATTAACTGCTGTAATTCATTAATAGGACTATTTTTCAAATTACCTCATTTAGTAACTGAACCTTGCTTTCTATCTAAAATTTCTTTTAATAGAAATGTGTGCTCATTAAATACATTTTTCATATCACCCAAAATTTTATTTGAATCAGTAAGCAATTCTCTTAATGCTCTATCTGATTCGCTATCTTTATCCATCCATAATTTTCTCTCTATTTCATGCCTCTCACTTAAATATTTTATATACCAGAAACAAGCTACTAGCGCTGTGATGGTGCCGCCGACATCTACTAACTGTTTAATCATGTCTGCTGTTTCCATAAAATAATACTCCTTTATGAAAGTTATTTAACGCCGCATAGATGCAAGGTCTTTAGCGACATTATTATTTATAACAGGAACACTATTTGACTTATGCATTGTGCCTATTCCTTTAATAATTTTTCCCGTATAAATTTTTGAATTGGTTGTATTTTTATTATCATGATGTTGTCCCAAGGTATTCATACTTGGTACAGAAGATTCTTCTCTTCTATATAAAGGCTGTTCTTCTGGAGTAGGTGCTTTTCTTTTCTTTGGCTTATACTTTCCATACTTATATGCAACATATTCATCAAATGATTTCTGAAGAAAATGCATTCCCATTTGCCGCATTTCTTTATTATAAACTTTATGCTCACGTTGCAACTTATTTTTATCCACATCGTTTATTTTTCTTATCATAATATAGTCTCTATATAAAGTTATCTACTAAAACCTACACTGCTAATATACCTCTATAGAATAGCATTGTCAAGTTCTTTTTGGCAGTCCCTCCTTTATTTCTAATCTCTCTTGCTCCTGAGATTTTTCCCAAGGCAAAGGATTCCAGCCGAGTTCTTTTAAGTCATCAATAATCCAATCTGTAACCGCACCTTCATTGACAAATCCTTCTTTTGAAAACAAAGAGCTTGAAAAATACCAATCAAGATAATCTCCTTCACCATTCATCTGTGCAACTAAACTTCCTGCATATCTCCATGAGCAATGCCATGCTTGGACAGAATCATCTTTTACCCATTGCATGTTGCAGAGAGCTGCATACAAGTTTTGTGCATAGATTTCATTAGTTCTAACTTTCTGTTTTATTTCTTTGGATTCTAATAAATCATCTTCAAGGTCATTATGTCTTATCATATACTGCTATTAAAATAGAAGAACCACCCACTTGATTTATTGTCTGTAGAATTGTCAATCGTAGTATTATCATTTGCAGATGCAGTAGCTGTTGCAGAAGAATTATCATTCATTACAATAGTTGTGTTATCTGCATCATTTGAATTAATATTGTTTGTATTAATGTTTTCAATATTAATATTAATTGGTGGAATCTTTTCCACATGTCTTCCTCTACTGTCTTCTACACCTTCATTGCTGCAACTTGCAGGAACAATAAACATGAATGCAGTTAAAATTATTTTTTTCATTTTTCTTTTCCTATCTTAGTTTGTCAATTATTTTTGGAAGTAACTGATGAGAATCAGTTGCAATCTTTACTGGAAACTTAAAGTTATTTCTTCTGATTACTTCTTCCAATGAAGGAAGCTCATAGTCATCAATGGTAAAGTATGCATCATCTGGGTCACCAGAAAAATGCATGATAAAATCTTCTTCCATATGGTCTTCAATATAGACTGCAACAATTTCAAAGTTGCCCATCACAAGCTCATCATAAGAATCTGCAACAGAATTCCAACTACTGCTTTGCTTCCTTGCCCAACCTATGTACATCTTTGCAAACACATCCTTGTGTTTCTTTAAAATCTTTTCTGTACCGTCAATATATTTCTTGATAAAATCTCTTTTAATGCTTCCATTTACCAGAGGAGAAGAAGTGTCTATTGCACGCTCAACATATTTCTTTTCATCACCAATACTCTTTTTTCCCAATGCAACAAGATTGTTGATAATTGATTTTCTGAATGTTAGCAAGTCCATCCACATTTTTTTGTATGCAGAACTTCTTACAACATCGTCATAGTCATATGCAAATGCAAGTTCGCTCTTCGGCCCAAGGTCTACTAGTCTTCTTCCTTGCTTGTCTACGATGCTCATGATGTCTGTGCTGCCTCCTGCATAGACATTTCCTTTAAGAATCGAATAGACACCTCCACCTCCATGCACACCGGATGTCATTCTTCCTTCTTCATCTGTAGTATATACAGAAACTTGCTTGCTTTTCTTACTCTGCAACTTCATCAAATTCTCAAGGTTCTCTGGACTGCTTGCATGTATTCCATAGGTCACCACTGAACCTACTACACGCTCAATCATTGCCGGAACCAGAGGAAGCTGATATCGAAAATCATCATCTGGAATTAGATAATACATTTTGTCTGCTTCTGGATTGTCACCTTTCAATGCTGCAAAAACTGATTTCTTTAAAAAGAAGTCATTGATTTCTTTATAAGGCAACGTAAACAAATGGTCAAAAAGGCTGCGAGTCCATTTAACCTTTTCAGACAAAACAAAATTATTATTATATTCCCAGAAGCTATGCATGTTCATTATTCCTCTTTTGGAATATTTATAAATAGTGAATCCCCTATAAAATAAAAAAAGGCAACATGTTTCGATTCTTTCTTGACTATAAAAAATACGGATGGTGGAGCATCCTTGGTACATTGATTATCATTGCCGCCATGTGGAGCACCGTACAACTTGATGTACGGATTAATGAATGGTTTGGTGCATTCTATGATGCACTACAGAAAGCACTGACTACACCAGGCTCAGTGACTCTGACGGAATACTATGGATACATGCTGGACTTTGGATACCTTGCAGGAATCTA